CAATATGGTTGCCGCCATGCCCGCTGCGTCGCTATCGCTGCCGACGCGCAGTGCCACGAACCGTTGACCATCGACCATCACACACCCGACGTGATGCTGGTCTTCTGGGCTTCCGTTTCCGCAGTGGGTATCGTTCCAATCCACATTATCCCACGCTACCGTGCGCATCCTGCTCTCCTATCGATTCTTGCGCTTCGCGCGCGTTCGTGGCCCGTCCGGCCACAGCTTCTTGCCCGTCACCTTCAACACTTTCTCGCGCAGCGTGACGTTCGCAACGCCCATGCGCCGAGCCACAACGCCGACAGGCTGGCCTGCCCGCAGCATCTTTATTGCGCGCTCCAGCTTCTTATCGGTGAGCCTCGGCTTGGGGCCGAACCGCGTGCCGTTCCGACGCGCCGTCTCCATGCCGGCTCGGGTTCGCTCGGCGATCATGTTGCGCTCCAGCTCTGCCAGGATCGCGGCCAGTTGGAACATGAAGCGGCCCATAACCGACGTGGTGTCGAAGTTATCGCGCAGCGACCGCAACTGAATGCCGCGCGCCCGCAGATCGTCGAACAGCATGATCAGGTCCAGCGCGGAGCGACCGAGACGATCGAACTTCCACACGACAATGCCTTCACCGGAACGCACGTGAGCAAGCATGTCTTGCAGGCCAGTGCGCCGCGTATTCTTCCCCGACGCCTTGTCCTCATAGATGCGGTCCCGAGCAACGCCACCTTCCGTTGTCAGTGCCTCGATCTGCATCGTTAGGTCTTGATCATCCGTACTGACGCGCGCGTAGCCGTGCCAAAGAACGGGGTTTGCTTTGTCCACAAGGTCGATTTTGTTTGCGCGCTTCATAAGACGGAATGTGAGCGATCCCGTCTTGACTGTCAAGCGGAACATCGCTATGATTCACAGCATCAGACACGGGAGAGCGACATGGCGACCAAGATCAACAAGCAGACCGTGTTCGGGCACACCTCGTGGGTTGTCCGAACGGTTTCCAGCGTGACCGGCAAATGGATCATCGTTGGCGAGTTCGACACGGCCGAGGCGGCTAGTGCCGAGGCTTTGACCTGGGTGGTGCTGTGATGAGTGACGAACGCATGGTGGCGTGCGAGACCTGCGGCGGCGACGGGTCGTTTGACCATGTGGTCGGTCACGACCCGAGCGGGCCAGTGTGGCAGGACACTTTTTGTCAGACATGCCAGGGCGCAGGCGAGTATGCCGTGAAGGTTGAGCCTGTAACCGTCGACGACATGAGCAACTAGCAGCCGAGACGGAGAAGGCCGGAATGGTGACCGTTATAATCAACCCAGGCACCGAGCCTGATCCAAGCGCGACGCTCGACAACGCCATGAAGGTTGCGGCGTACTTGCAAGAGGACTTGGATTTTCCGACGACGACTGAACACAAGACGTAGAGGCCCCGACATGACGCTGACGAAGGCAGAGCGCGACGCTGATCGCGCATCCTGGAACGCGCTCGACGAAGAGAATAAGTTGATGCAGGCCGAGAACGCCAAATTGCGTGCTCGATGCGAGCAATGGCAGGATTGGTACTCCGGCGTAGTGGAAGATTTTGTTGGCCTCACCACCGACCGCAACGACCCCGACAAACTCCACGATTGGGAGTGGATGGACGACTACCGCCCAGCCCCTTACCGCATAGATTGAACCAAGACTACGAGGTTCGGGATGTTGGATATGATGACGTTGGTAGATAGGGTTGACACGCTGCTCGCGGGGCACTCGATCCAGGGCGGGAATGTGTACGACAACCACGGCCATCTTTGGAAATCGTACGGCACACATGAGGAAGCGTCGGCCGCCGTCAATGCGTATCTGGCCGGGCTGGAGCGCGGCCGAGAGATCGGCAGGCGCGAGGGCGCAGCGTCAGTCAGAACTGCCGTCAAATCAGCACTAAAACTCTAAGACGGGATTGGCCCAGAAGTGCGCGAGGCGGCGTGAGATACGCATCGTTCTTCTCCGGCATCGAGATGGCTGCCCTTGCTTTCGAGCCGCTTGGCTGGGAGTGCGCAGCCGTGGCGGAGGTCGATCCATTCGCCTGCGCCATGCTCGCATTCCATCATCCGGGTGTGCCGAACCTTGGGGATGTGTCGAAGATCGCCGAGGAGCAGATCGAGGAGCTCGGCGATCTCGACGCCATCATCATGGGGTTCCCGTGCCAGGACGTATCGAACGCCGGCAAGAGGAAGGGGCTGAGGAACGACGATGGCACGGCGACACGTACAGGCCTCTTCTTCGACGCAATGCGACTTGTTCGAGCAGCTCATTCTCGATGCGGGCTCCGGTGGCTCATCGGCGAGAATGTCCCTGGACTGTTCTCCACCAACGGCGGGCGAGACTTTGCAACTGTGGTTGGTGAGATCGTTGGGAGCACCTTTGACGTTCCAAGGGACGGGTGGCAGGACACCGGTGTTGCGGCCGGCCCAAGAGGGATGGTCGAGTGGTGCGTTCTGGACGCGCAGTGGCGTGGCTTGGCGCAGCGGCGAGAGCGCGTGTTCTTTGTCGCAGATTTTGGAGACTGGACCGATCGACCGCCGGTACTTCTTGAGCCCGAAAGCATGCAGGGGGATACTCCGGCGTGCGTGGCGGCGCGGCAGAGACCTGCCGGCGGGACTTCTCGCGGCGCTCGCCGCAAGAGCATTTGGGAGCAGATTGCCGGCGCTTTTCGATCGGGCCGGCCAACTCCGTCGACACGACCTGCCGGGGCTCTTGGCGCCAACGCCGGAAAAGCGGGAGCCGACGCGAGAGACGCAGAGGCAGGACGCCTGATTCCCGAGATTTCAGGCACGATGCCGGCGGCGGGCGCAACAGAGAAAAAGCACGGCCACGGTTGGGGGCAACAGGAGTGGGAGAACGGTTACGCGATCCCGCAGATGTCGCTCGAGAGCGCGACTGAGTTCCTGCCGCAGTCGAGCAGAGTTTACTCTGAGCATGAGACGGCACCCACGTTGCAGGCGGCCGGAACCCGCATGGGCAACCGCGCACCGCAGATCGCGCGGGAGGTCGTGCCGCTCCTGGAGACAGGCAAGCGCGCAGGCAAGAAGGGTTCGACCAAGGATGGCAGCGGCATTGGCGCCCCTGGTGACCCGATGTTCACGTTGGGCACGGATAGCCGTCATGGGGTGGCGCTGGCCTTCGGTGGCAACGACACCTCTGGCCCGCGCGATGTTGCTGCCTGCCTGAACGCCAAGGGGGGGGGCGAGCCGGATGGACTTCGAGTCCGAGACGCTTATCGCTCACACTCTGCGCGGAGGCGGCTTCGATGCGTCTGAAGACGGAACGGGGCGTGGAATACCGCTGATCCCTGTTGACGGTGACGGTGGCATCATCCCACTGCGCGCAAGCGGCGCAAATGGTGCCGGCATTGGGCGCGCTGGTGACCAGATGATGACGCTCGACACGCATGGCGACGCAGCAATTGCATTTTCATGCAAGGACGACGGTCGCGTCGCGACCGTCGATCTATCGCCGACCATGCGCTCAATGACGTTCGATCAGAGCCACGCGAACGCTGGCGGTCAATTGGCCATCGCTTTCAACGCCCGCCAAGACCCCGACACATCCGGTGATGTTACGCATCCGCTTGATACCGATGCTTTCAGCATCGGCATCGCATTCGACACGACGCAGATCACGTCGGGCGAAAACAGGTGCAATCCGAGAGCGGGTGACCCGTGTCACCCGCTCTCGGATTGCGCGCACCCGCCAGCATGGGCGACGATGTACGAGGTGCGCCGGCTGACGCCCATCGAATGCGAGAGGCTGATGGGCGTTCCTGACGACTACACGAACATCCCCTATCGCGGTCGCAACGATTCACCGGATGGGCCGCGCTACAAGGCGTTGGGTAACGGGTTTGCTGTGCCTGTCGTGCGCTGGATTGGGGAACGGATCGAGTGGGCGAGCAGGACCCGACTGGAGCGGACGCCATGATCTCCCCCATCATCAAGGCACTCTCCGGGCAGCGGTTCCCGCTGGAGGACGCTCATGTCTGACTCTGTGAAATGCTTCGTTGTCTCTGCCGGCGATCCGGAGGACACCGAGATCATGTTCGCGCGCTCCTCCATTGAGGCGAAGCGGCGGTGGAGTAACACTCACTGGAACGGTGACGAGATCGCCGGCATCTCGGCAAAGAGAGCGCAGAGATGGGACAAGTACGCCGCGACGGGCGTGCCGGCGCTGGAGATGATCGAGGACGGTTGGTGGTTCGAGTGCCAGGGTTGCAGCACGCGCATCTGCGACGAGTACATCGTCTCGCGCGGTGCGCCACCGCATGCCGGCACCTGGGCCGAGTGGAAGCGCGGCAAGGCCAGATCACCAGCTCATGACGACGTGCCAGCTGACGCGGGCAACGCCGATCAGGATGGCGACGGCTGAGACGGCAAGCAAGACGTGGCACATGCGAGTGCTCATCGTAGCGCCTTGAGCGCTGCCGTTAGCGCCTCCCCGATTTTGTCGGGGCTGTAGTTGAGGCCCATGGCTCCAAGCAGGGATAGGCTGAGCAATACTAGGCGCTGCGCCCATGTCAAGGCGCCGTCTACTTTCTCTGTGAGGGTGTCTATTTTGTCCGACTGATCGTCTATTTTGGATTCGATCAAGCTCAGCTTGTGCTGCGTCTGGCCAGCCAGATAGTTGGACAACTCGCTCATTCATGGCCAACCTGCTGCGGCAACACGCTTCTCGCTGCGGTCAGGGCAGATCGCATCAAAAGCCTTGTTGTGGCCGATCACCTGACGCTTCGTCGGCTCGGTGTCAGCCTTGCTGGCCGATATCGGCTTGAAGCTCTTGCAGGCGCTATCGGTCGGGCCGTTAGTCGCGAAAGTGCCGGTCGCGCAACCGGTCAGCAGGAAGCCGCTCAACAGAACGGCGGGCGTCGTCAGCTTTGCGAGCATTGATCTCCCCTCGCCTTTCTACGCTCGCACGCTCATTCTGGACGCCACGCTGCACGGCTGCATTTATCCTTCGATGATCCCACGTGCCGACCATGACGACGGCGGCGACGACGGCAGCAATCTTCAATCCATGGCCGGCGAAGATCAGGCCGGCGCGGGCGAGTAGAAGCTCGATCATCCTGCCTTCCCTTCCTGCCTAGCCTTCGCCCTGCGGCTGATCACGTAGACAGCCGAGCCAATCCCAAGGCCGAGCGTGATGGACTTGATGTTTCCACCCATAGAGGCAAGCGCGGCCTGGGCTGGGCCAAATTCGCTGAGCTTGGCAGCCCACTCCACAAGACCGGATGCTGCCTGCTCGAAGAACGCCATCACGCCAGCCAGAGCGCCGCCAAGTGTGCCCCACACGGTGCCAGAGGTGCGGAGAGGACCGGCCGGAATCGGCGCGGAATCCGCAACATTCAACACGGATTCCGGCTTATTCTCTGCGGATAAGCCTGATACGATAGGCTTATTCGCCGCGTACACCTTGCGATCAAGCTCGATGTGCGGCGTGTCGACGAAGCTCTTCCAGTCGCCGCCCCACTCGATAGCAACGCCAAGCTCTTTCGCCGCTTGCTTAAAGATCGCCGCACACGCCTTCATATCTGCGTGCTCGTAGGACACCCCACCGCCGGGCTCGGCAACCACGAAGTCAACCGCATGCCCGGTGAGGTGCCGGCTCTTCATCGTCTTGGACTTGCCGGCGCGCACCAACTCCCGCTGGCGCGCCTCCGTGCGCAAGCCGTCCGTGATGTGGAAGCGAGCCCCCAGCTCGTCAGAACGCTTTACCACCTTGACGAGATCAGGGTGGACCCCTTCGAGGGCTTTGATGCTTCTCGGCGCCAGAGCCATCACGCCACCTGCTTGATGAGGTCGTGGGTGTGGGTCTGGATCATGCTGCGCAGCTCCTGGTTCTCGCGCTGCAGGCCCTTGTACCCTTCGATCACCTGGGAAAGGCGCTGCTCCAGTGCCTCCACGCGCTGGCGAAGCGCGGTGTCATCGTGCCGGATGCTCTGCGGCTTGCGCAGTCGCCAGTCTCTCAGCTGCTCGGCCATGTAATCGCCCCGTAGGCGGCCCGAACGGCTGCCGCATCCGACGCGAGACTGATGTTTTTCTTGCCGGCCAATCGTGCCGTTTCGATCATGCGAGAGAGCGCCGCCCATGCCTCATAACGCTGCATGATCAGCTGTGCTGCAGCATACAGCGAATTTGCTTCGAGCGGAACAGAAGCAGACAACGTCGGGAACTCCATTGCCCCGTTATTTGCGAGTGCATTTGCTGCCGCTTCTCCCATTGCGATCACAGCGACGGCCTGGTCCTTTTTCTCGGCGTAGGTCATCGCCTGGCCGACACCGCGCGTGATGTGCTGAAGGCGCACGGCTTCTGCGTCGTCGTCTACCTTGGCCTTGTACTTGTCCTTGATGGCGGAGAGGCTGAGCGGCCCCTCAATGCCGTAAGGTGCCAGCACGTCGACAAGCTCGGCTTCGGTCTTGATGAGCGTCAGGTGCGGAGGCTCGCTGTCGACGTAGGCGCACGCCGCACTGGACCAGATGCGGCCAGTCTCGGCAACGCGCCAGTGCCAATCGTGCGGGGCATAAGCTGGAATATCCATCATACGTATTGGCCTCCCGTAGCTGTTGAGCCGGCGCTATCTCCTGGAAGCAGAGACGCGCCGCCGCCGTAAGTATTCACGGCCGCATTCGTGCCGATCGAATAGCGCACCCCGGTCGCGGAACCGCTGAATGTAGCGTTATAGAACACTGCCCGTGAAGCCTCCTGCGCGTAGATGTAGGCACCGCTCCACGCTGGCGTTCCAGTCAGCGTGTCAGTGGTCGAGCTGGTCATATTGAAGCTTGCGCCGGTGCTGAGCGTGATGTGGCGAAGACCGCCGGCACTGATCGTGCAATTATAAGACCTGATCAGCGTCCCGTCGTAGTCGCCCCACACGTGGGCATTCGTGCTCGTGCCGGCGAAGTTGATGTTGCCGTGAGTGACAATAGCCCCAGCTCTCACATAAAGCGTGGCGCCCGTGCCGGTGTGCTTGAATCCCCTGATCGTGACCTTCATTGGAGCGGTGAACGAGCATTCCGTGGTGTTGGTGACGTTGTCAGGCGTCGTCGTGTTGCCGATTACTTCAATTGTACCCGTCACATTGCCGACGCTGCCCGTGATACCGGCGGTGTAGGCGCCATCGGCAATCGATATCGTTACGGTGAACCCATTCATATCCAGGCCGATTGCCGTGTTCCAGGCCTTCTGCCATGTGAGGAACGCACCGCCGGAGGTATTGGCGAGACCGGTGTTGCTGTTGCTGCCGTCCGTGCGCACGTAGTAGGTGCGCGCCGCAGTCAGCTTCTCTCGATACCCGGAGCGAACACCAGCGGCGGTCACGGCTCGAGACGTGTCCGTGCCGTCCTGCACCTCGGTGGAGGTCGCAAGCTCGACGACACCAGTCGCGGTGTCGCTGGCAGCCTGCTTGAGGTTCGAGAACGCCGTTGCCGCGTCGCTCGCACCTGTGCCGCCGTCCGTGATCGGTACATCCGTGCCGCCCGCGCGGTAGATGTAGCCCGACGCCTTCGTCACGCTGTCCGACAAGTCCATCGTCGGCGTGTTGTTTGATGTGATGGTGGCGAAGTTTACCCACGCCGACCCGTCGACATCCCAGGCGCTGAGATAGGCGATGTTGCCGGCCGACTGTCCTGGCGAGTATCGGCCACCGTTCGACACGAGATAGCCGCCGGTCATGCTCATGAAGCCGAATTGCGTGATCGACATCACCTGCGTCAGCGTACCGGCAGTCATCACGCTCATCGTGAAGTTGCTGGCCTCCGAGCTGGCCGTCGCCGTCGTCCACGACGCGGACATACGGAACGCGGTCACATCGGTGCCGGCGGAGTTCTGCAGCTTGAAGTCCTGCGACGCGCCGAACCCCGTCCCAGCCGTGCCACTGGTGTTGTGGGTCAGCGTCGCAACGGTCGTCGCCGTGGTCGTCGCTGAATCGATGTAGGCGACCGCCTGCGTTGCGTTGCCGACCGGTACGGTCTTCGTGCCAGGGCCAATCGAGCTATTGCTGCCGACAGGCACGTCGATCGATGTGCCGGTGCCGAGCGCGAAGCCGACCGTCTGCCCAGCTGCCGCATAAAACGTATTATCGGCGATCCTGAACACCGAGCAGCCGTTGAGCGTCGCCAGCGTCGAGGCCGCACCGCTGTCGTTGCCGAACCAATTGCTCTCGATCCGGAAGCGGCTGTTGCTGCCGGCGAACGTCATGATGGAGCTAAGGTGCTCCTCCATGTAATTGCCGATGACGCGGATCGACTTGCAGTCCTCAAACGTCACGTCGACGTAGTTGCCGGCGAACTCCGAGTTGATGATCGAGCCGTCCTCGGCGTTCTTGATGTATACGGCCGAGAGAGAAGACCCGTTGCCGCAGTTGTAGAACCCGCACTCGCGGATCACGCCGTTCTGGAACTCGCCGAAGCTGACGCCGGGGGCATAGATGGCCCGGCCGCTGATGACAGAAAAAACGCACTGCTCGAAGATCGGGCCGTATGCGTCTGACAGGCTGACACCCGTTTCCCAGTTGGCGCCCGTGAACTGGCACGACCGGAAGATGGGCAGCGTGTCGACTACCTTGATCGCCGTCTTTCCGGAGTTCGCAGACGAGAAATACAGATTCTCGAAGATCGGTCGGCCAGATCCGGAAGCTACCTCGATGCACTCCGTGTCGCTGCCGGAGTAGCTGATCTTCGACGGTGCGCCTGAGCCGTTGCCGGCCTCACCGAGAAACCGAACCGTCACGGTGTTCGAGTGCGTCAGCTTCGAGCCCAGCTTGTACGTGCCGCGCGGGAAGAACAGGTCGCCACCGCCAGCCGCGATGCACGCCGTATTCGCGTTGTTTACCGCCGTATAGTCATCTGCGCTGTTGTCGCCCTTCGCGCCGTACTGGCGCACGTTGAACGCAGAGCCAGCCGTCACCAGCACCCAATAAGCACCATCAGCCGATTGGAAATCACCTGCCGACGCATGCCGCGTGTAAAGCGCATGACCACCATCTCCCTTGGTGTAATACCCGGCGGTGCGCAGAAACTGGTTGCCGCTCGGCACCGTAGCAAGAACCGCAGCAGCGCGCGTCTCGTAGTCATAGGAAGTGGCGGGACCCGTGGCGCCAGTGGCTCCGGTCGCACCCGTAGCGCCGGTGTCTCCCTTGTCGCCCTTCGGAACAAACCAGACGCCGATATCATCGGCGGCCGAGAACGACCCACCAGAGTTACGATGAATGACGGTCAGCGTCACGTCTGAACCGTTGTCGGTCAGGGCCGTAACGTCGCCGATCCAGAAGTTAGAGGCAGACCCCTGCTTCTTGAGGTGGACCGTCCCCTTTATGGTAGACGTGCTGTCGTCCCAGGTCGCAATGAGCGACGCAAGCGAGCGTGAATCTAGGTCGGTCTCGTGCAGATAGATCGCCGTGACGCTGGCGAGCGTGGCGTTGTTGAGCCGGATGACGCCAGTAGTCGGACCAGACGACGTGCTGGCCTCGAAGTTCCAGAACCCGAACGCAGCATCGGAACCGGCTGGACCAGTCGAACCGGCGGCACCTGCATCACCCTGCGGCCCCTGCGTCTGAGACAGGTCGGTGATGGTCAGGGTGCCGTAATACTCACTTATCCCGGAAAGGTTCTGAGCGGTGCCCCACGATGCGGCAACCGTCGAATAGTATTCGATGCGGTACTCGGTGGTGCCCGTTCCAGGTGTTATCGCCCATTCCGCCGAAATGCCGGCAGAGGCGTCGAATCCGCCTGAATTGGCAACGTTGACCGTGTCGCTGTAGTGCACAGCAGCAGACCCGGTCACATTGTACAGGCGGAGCCTGACGGTGCCCTCGCCGTTGCTGCCCGGCAGCGTCGGGAATCGACGGACGGCAATGCTGTATTGCCTAGTGCCGTCTCCGACCAGGCTGAACGTATAAGCGCTGGTGTTCTGGGTCGCATCGGAGATCTGCGCGACCTCAACCGTGTTGAACTTTACCGTCGTCCAGGCCGACGTGGTGAGCGTGCCACCGCCTGTGTTCGTCGCTTCCGTGTGCCTGATAATTTGCTTGGCTTGGTTGCTGGCGTCGGGAGCGGTGATGTTGCTCCACGCCTCCCAACCAGAAGCAGTGTACTGGTAATTCACGCCCTCATCGACGACGTAGGCAATCCAGCCGCAGTTGGCGGATGGCTGGTAACGGGTCCAGCCGCCGGCACCGTTAGCGCGCACGAGATCGTGCTCGGCGTATGTGGACCACGCCAGCAAAGGGCTCGTCTTGAGGATGTAGAACGCACCAGCCGTCGGTGCAGTCGGCGGCGTCGATAGACGGCTGGCGACGCGGAGAGGCTTGCCATATGGTATTTCCGGCGCGGTGTACTCGGAGCAGACGTAATTCGCCCCGTTGCACACCAGCCAGATCGTTTCGCCGCATCCGGTGAGCGTGTCGGCCGCCGTGCTGATCTTGTCGCGGTAGATCAACTGCCCAGATACCGTCTGCACCTTGACGACGTTGGTCGTTGACGTGCCGCCGTGACGGATGCCGATCGTCCAGCCGTCGCCGATGTCGGTATCCGTGGCATCCGGCAGCGTGACAGTGCAGTCACCTCCGGTCGGGTCCACATCGATCAGCTGCCCGTCGTCAGCAGCCAGCGCGGCGTAGTCCGCCGCCTTCGCGAGCACGCCGGCAACGCCAGACCCATCACCGCCGCCGAGAGAACTCGTGTCCTGCGCGAACACAACGTTGTCCTGGGTCAGCAGCGTGACGCCGTCCGAGTCCTTGAACACGAGCTTCAGCGCAGCCGATCCCGTCCAGATCATCACCCGCGTGGACGATCCCTGAGACGCAACAGGTGCTCCGCCGCTGTCGAGGTAGACGGTGCTGCCGAGGCTCGAGGTCAGAGCGCTGTCGCTGTAGACGGCCTGGAGCGTGTTCGTGCCGGCCAGGTAGAAATTGATTGTCCCACCTGCGACGGCGGCCATAGCCGAGGTCGGGACACGGTAGGACGGCGGCAGGATGAAACCACTATCGGGCATGAGTCATCGTCCTCGGAAAGGTGAGGGAGACGCGAGACGAGGGAGAGAGAGTTCAGGCGTCGCCGGGACGAACCTTCGTGGTCCAGTCGCCAGACGGTCGCAGAAGATCCGACAGACCGTATTTGTTGAGGATTGCGTTCAGGCCGTCGTCGTTGTTGTTGGCATTCACGGCAGCTCCCGTCGCAGCGCCGGGGCGGCCGTTGGCGAAGAGAGGCATTCCCTGCTTGATCTGATCGCGGGCATCAGGGGTAAGCTGGAAGAGGCTGAACCCTTGCCCGGCCGCTCCTCTGCTTGGCGTGTCCAGCGTTTCCACATATTGGCGCTGTGGCTTTCCGTATTTGCCAAGAATGTTTCCGAGGTTCTTTGGAACAATCTGATCGTAAAACGCTTGCATTCCGCGCTCATCTCCTGGGTTGTATGACAACACAGTTTTTCCAGACGGAATTGCAACGTAATCGGCCTCTGAGTCAGCAGCCTGACGGAGCGCCCGGCGAAGGGTGGTGTTCACCCACTGGTCGGTGGTGTTGACGAGGGGGTTGCCTGGAGTGGCGGCTTCGGCGGTGCGAAGCTCTGCTTGCAATCTGGCGATCTCGCTAAGCGCAGCGGTATCTCGTTTTTTCAACGCTTCCAATGCTGGCGCTACCAGAGGGTTCTGCGTCCTTGGCAAAGCATTTTGCAACGCTTCAATAGCCTCTGCATGGTTCCATCCACTTCTATCCAGGGCTGACTGCTCAACCGGGTTCATCTCACCGGCCTTGCTAGTCATTTCGCTCATCCGCCGCTTCAGCTCCGCGATCTTCGCTTCGTCTCTCACGCCACCGTCCCTGAGCTTCTGCCCCCAGTCGCTCTGTATCTGGTCGATCGTGTAGACCGGACGGCCCTCGTGCTTCGTCATCGAGGTCATCATGTGGCCGATGACATTCGGTTCGTTTTCAAAATGGTGCTGTCTGAAGTCTGCCGTGCGTGCTTCTTTCGACTTTCGCACATTGTCGTTCAGCTTCTCGCGAAGCTGCTCCATTCGAGCAACCTCTGCATCCGCCAATGGGTTGCCACGTCCGCTGTACCTTTCCTGAAGCGCATTGAACTCGACCTGCATCGGCTTTCGCGCTTCACGGATTGGCGTCTCGAACGAAGGCAGGTGAAGCACCGTCTCTCGATAGGTTGGGTTGGAGGGGTCGAGGGAGTAGTTGGACCACTTTGTTCGATCAAGCGGCGCTAATGGGTCGTCGCCAAGTCCCAATTCAGCAGCTAGAATGTCGTCAGGAGTTCCGTTGTTGCGCCTAAGATTTGCAAGTTCACGCTCGTCTGGAGGGCTGCGATCGTAAGTCCTCTCATTCAGCCCCACCCTGTTCGCCTCAAGGTGGCCGGCGATCTCGTCGCGTGTCACAGAGCGCTTGCCGTCGAGGAACCCGCGCAGCCCAGTCGCCTCGATCTCCGCGTCCTTGACGCCTGCCGCCTTGAGCTGGGCAAACATCTGCTCTGGCGTGCCCTTGGCCTGCTTGAGTGACCGTGCAGCTTCCAGGGCTTGGCTGTAGTAGCCGAGGGCATCGAGAGACCTTTCAGCGGCCAAAGCGTTAGCCTGTGGCCTTCCACTCATCCCGATTGAACCGTTCACGGCCGCCCCAGCAACAGCGCCTTGACGGCCGCCGTTGGCGTAGAGAAGATCGCCAGTAAGTGGGCTGCGCACAGTTCCGCGCCCCCAAACGGCATATTGCGTGTCCGGGTAGCCGCTTGCATCCATCATCCCGTTGATCACGAGACCGGACTTGCCTTGTTCCTTGGCTTTGTCGATCTGTGACTTAAGCCGAGCCCCCTCGTCGCTTTCCCACCTGTAGCCACGAAGGTTAGACGTGCCAAAATTGCTTGTGTCGATGTCGGCAGGGGTAACGGTTGGTGATCCCACTTGTTGGGCTCTCGCCGCATATTCATCGTTGATCGCCTGCAAGTTCATCTTGCCTTGCGGTGATGTGTGCTTGTTGACAATTTCGCTGTAGAGGCGCTGATCGAAGGCAAGCTCTGGTTGACCATAAATGTTAGCGGTATCCTTCGAGCCAAAAAATAGTGCGCCCTCGTTCGTCCGCCACGATGGATTGCTTGCGTTGGGGTCGAAGTCTTTTATGTTGAATTCGTTGTTAGACCCACGATATGCACGCACCGGCCGAACATCTTTTGGCTGGTCGGCAAGGGCATTCACTGCTGCACCCGTGGCCGCGCCTTGACGGCCGCCGTTGGCGTAGAGAAGGTCGCCCGTCAAGGGGCTGTATACCGTGCCGCGCTGCAAAGCGTGATACACGTCGCTAGGCTCACCACCAAAGCTGAGGTTGTCCCTGACGTTTTTAAATACTATTCCGTCATGCCCGGCATTCATGGCGTAGTTAGAAAGTTCATTTGTTGTCGCCTTTACCCCGTCTGCAACTGGTACGTTGCGCCACAAATTATCAGCCGCATCAATGGTTACTGGGTTCTTGAACCTAAATTCCATTGGCGCAATATTGCCGCGCCTTCCGTTTGCTGTGCTCGCATACGTGTTGGCGACATCAGTGCTTGGGGACGCCCACGGACCTCGTGTGAATCCTCCTGTAAAATGCTGATTTGTTTCGCTGCCAGAAAAGCCTTGTAGAGTTTTGGGACCTGTCGTTGATTGCTCAATAAGATCGTTGATTGCAGCGTTTCTTGCCTGCGCTTTTGCAAGCGCGTCGGAGATCAGAGGGTTTGAATGCAACGCAGCAGGAGCTGCGGGCGAAACAACTTTTTGCCTCGGTGCCGCAAGCCCTCCGGTCATGGCGGTTCCTGCCACGTCCATGCCAGCTTGAATGTAGGCGTCCTTGTTCGTCTCGTAGTCGCCCATTTCTCCCGTCAGTGCCCGGTATGGGGACATGAGAGCGTTGTAAGCCGGCATTGCCACAGAGCCGACAGCATCGGTGATCAGGCCGATTCCGCTGGTCGGATCGTTGAGGCGGTTGCTCAGGCTGTGTAGCCCATATTCCCGTGCGTAATCCGCAAGCAGGTTGCGGGGGCGGGCCTCGGGGCCTTGCTCAAGTCGTGCTCGGTCTGCCATCAGGGCCTCATGCACTGGTCAACACGACTCGCGATCGAGATTGCCGTTTGGCTCATCGGGTTCGGCCTCGGCTACCTACTGTTGGGGCCGGTTGAGGTCGCCATTCGCCGCGCGACCGGCGGCTGATCCTGCCAGGAGCTTGCGCACCAGCATGTCGCGGAACGCAGGCTCTCGTGCTGCGCGGTCGATCGCCTGTTTCAAGACAATGTCCGTTCCGCCGACGCTCTTTTGCATCAGTTCTTGAATGACCTCGTTGGACACGGCGGGCGTCATGCCGTTGAACGCCTGCGCTTGCCTGGAAAGGTAGTTCATGGCCGGGGCAAACCGCCCGGCGGTTGCGTTGGCGACGGCATTGACGGCAGCAACCGGCTGCCCGGCCTCGGCGCCCTGAGCAAGCTGCTTGGCCGTCGTCGAATTGCCCTGCACCGCTTTGCGCGTGTCCGCCATGCGTGCCTCCAGGATCAGCCGACGCTGGAAATCGCGGCGTGCTGCGGTGCTCGGGAACAGCGCGGCCAGCTTCCTTTGCATTTCAGGTGACGAGAACATGCCGTCAGTTCGGTCGCGCGTAACGTTGCCCTTTTCCACCTGCTCGAATATCGAACGCGCTGCCCCCATGCGGTACATCGACTGTTCCGGTGGCGTCATGCCCTTCAGTGCTTTGACGATCTCGTCGGGACGCGCTGCCTTGAACTCCTCGGCGCCGCGCTCAAGTGCCGTCCTGACGCCCGCAACGTCGCCGTATCGCTCCATGGCGTGCCTGAACTGCGGATTGGCCTTGCCCATCAGGTCGACCATCTCGCGCTTCAGCGATGTCAGGTCGCGCAGCGTCCAATTCGCCTTGGCGTCACCTTGACCGCTCTTGAGCCGCGTGATTTCGCGGTCCATCTCCATCTTCACGCGATGCAACAACTCCCATGGGCTCATTTGCGCGGGGCTCTCCCCCGTCATGCCCTGAATGCTGTCGTCGGCCTTCTCCAGCAGCCGCCGCACATATCCGCGCTCGGTGATGAACCGCGCCAGATCATCGCCAGCTTTGACGTTGAACGGCTGCGCGTATGCCTTCTCGAACACCACCTTGCCGGTGTTGTTGATGATGGTGGTCCAAGTGTCGAGTGTAGACGCAAACTTGTTGCCGTCCGCCAATGTTGCGGCTAAATCTTTCTCGATGCGGGACCACTGGAAGCCCTGCCGACGATCAAGCGTTGATCGAAGTCGCTCGGCTCCCTGGCTCGGCATGTTGGCTGCGGATCGGAGTAGGTCTCGTGTGTTCTGACCACCTACATCAGCGAGCATTGCGTCAGGCTTCGTTGCTTGCGCGCCTGCCAGCCTCCGCCCTGCCCGTCCCACCACGTCGTCAATCGCAGTGCCAGGAGGTGCGTCGCGAAGCAGCGCCTCGGCAACCTTCGTCGATGCCGTGCGGCTCGGGTTCACAGCAGCCCGGATCGGGTTTGTCACGCCTTTTATGGCTGATGATGCCAGGTCTACGACCGCTGGAGCCGCTGCCCCGATCACTGCTCCGCCAATTGCTGACGGTAGCGCACTAAGGGCGCGGCTTCCTGCCTGCTGAAGCAGCGAACCATCACCGCCGTCCGCAGTGCCGAACCCGTATGCTCCACCGTAAGCCGCACCCGTTGCAGCACCAGCAAGAGCGCGCCCCGTGCGCGTGGCGTCGGCAGCTGTTTTGGCAAGGCGCGCACCAGATCCGATGGCACCAGCGGGAAGCGCCAGACCTCCAGCAACCTCTCCGCCGATGTAGGCCAATGGCGCGCTAGTCCGTGCCCGTTCGTTTGCAGCCCGAACGTCAGTCAACTCCTTGTTGTACGTGTCGCCGAACGAGCCGCCGCCAGTAACGGCGTTGTAGGCCCCCTTGGCTCCGGCATATATCTCGTCGGACAGGCCGAACGTTGCGCCCTGAAGCGCGCCACGCCCTAGCGCCTCCATGGTCGAGACGTTGGGCTGCTGCTGTTGCTGGGAGTTCTTTTTCACATAATCGACGATCTCGGCTTCTGACGCATTGTCAGGGGCTTCGACCTCGAACACGCTTACGCCGTCCGGTCCAGTGACGCGGTAGCGTGCCATTTATTTGACCCTTTGGATTGACCATCCGCCAGATTGCGCTGGCTGGTTTCCTTGTTGCTGGCTGCCGACCGTCGTCATAGCGCGGGCACGCTGCACGCCGCCCTTGATCACGTCTTCTAGGTCCTTCAACGCGGCATCGAAGTCTTGCATGCTCTGCGCGCGGTCGAGGCGAGCGATCGCGGCAGTGGCCTTGGCGCCCTCTACTTCGGTAATGGCACCGCCGCCCTTCAGCGATTCAAAGGCGTTCAAGAATGCTTGGCCCTTGGCCTGATCGACGAGCGCAATGAACCCACGCTGCGAGCTTCCTGGGATGCCTGGAACGACACCGGCCACGCCGACGCCGTAGGGCTTCCCTGGGTGCTTTCTGATCTGATCAATCGTCGCCAGTGCTCGATCAGCAGCGCCTTGCATCTGCGGCATGCTCGTGATTGCCTTGCCCTGCGCCTGACCGATCTGCTCTTCGCGCTCCTTGCCCGCGATGTCCTTCGGCATCGTTCCGACCGTCTGGCCGGTCATGGTGTTGATCAGCGCATAGTGCGTCCCGAGATCGACCTTCTGAATTCCCTTTGTGGCGCTTACTCCTTCGGGCAGCTTCGACTGCACCATCTGCCCCGACTTTGTCGTCTGCATGGGCACAAGCTCGCCTGCAGCGTTCGTGCCCCACGTCACATTCAGCGAGGCGTCGTTGCTCGACTGCTGCCGCCATTGGTCAAATGTGCCGGGGAAGCCGTTTTTCTTGGCGAACTGGAACTCCCGGATGCTGTCTGTCTGACCGACGTTGCCGGCCTGCGCGTTGGCAAGGCTTGTGCTCGCCTGCGTCTGTGCTATCTGCGCCTGCTTGGCCCTGACGGCCAGCGGGTCGTATTCGCCCCACGACTGCGCGAGAAGACCAACAGCGGACACCGGATCAGCGCCGTTGATGCCGTGCTTGGTGAACTGGTGCGCGAGGTCGGCGTGACCATCCATCAGGGCTTTGGCGCGTGCGGCCTTATCCGGTCCATCCGGCATCTGGTGGATTGCTGCGGCTGTTTTGCCGAGGCGAGTCAAGCGCTCGTTTTCGGCCTGGGAGTCAAACCGCTGCTGCTCCATGCCGAGGCGCCGGCGCTGCATGCCGATCTGCTCGTCGGCGCGCTTGTTCTCGACGGCGCGCTGCCTGTCCTGAACACCAGCCTCATAGCCGCGCTGGATAGGGTTGAGCAGGTTGTTGATGTCCGGAACGTCAAAGTTCCAGCGAAGCACGTTTTGCGTGGCCATCATTTAAGCCCCATCATTCCACGCAGGCCAAGGCCAAGCAGGTTGCCGCCAAGCCCAAGCATGTTCCCCGCTCCGGCCATCCGTGCATTGTTTGCCGCCATGGTAGAATTGGCGTCGATGCCGTTGAGCGCGTTCGCACGGCCCACTGCACGATCTGCCATGCCGCCGTAGTAGCCCTGATCAAGCCCGGCCATCGTGCCGGCGATGCCGATGGCCTGGTTGCCGTAGCCGCTCAGACCCTGCCGCCAGTCGGCAATGCGCCGGTCCTGCGCCTCGATGCCGGCTCGGCTCAATGCAAGCTGAGTGGCCCCTGCGTTGCCCATGCCGCGAGATGCGGCCGTGCGCTGCATGTTCTGCATCATGCGGCCCGTAACGTCGCCAGAGTGCTGATTGAACGGGTCGCTGGAATAGCTCTGGAACGAGCGCTGCCGTGCGGCGTCGCCGTTCAGACCGTAGCTGTCGGCCAGGAGGTTATAGCCACGGTTTGCCGTATCCGCGAACGGCTGGAACCGGCCGATTGACGTGTCGTAGCCCTGGCGCGCGTACTGGTTGGCGCTGTCGTAGCCGTCGTTGATCCGGCCCATGGAGCGCTGGCCGAGTTGCTGCGCGGCGTTGGCGCTGTCACGGCCGAGAAGCTGTGAAAAGAAGCCCATTAAAGCCCCCTGATGACCCTTGCGAGTTCAATGATCCACTGCACCCACGGCGGGGTGAGCTTGCCGTCTGCGTCAGTGATCGGATGATTGATAGGCGGCGGCGAGAGGTCAGCCATCTAGCGCATTCTCACAATTTGCTGGTCCTCTGGCACGTCGTAGTCGAGCCATGGGGCGCGTGCGCGGCGCTGGTCATTGGTTAAGTTGCGGCGCAATTGAACGGTGCGTGCTTCGGCTTCACCGGCTAAATTATGGTACATCTGCTTAGCGATAATTTCGTCGCTTATTGACGGATCGTATGTCGAGACGTACGACCAACCAGTGTCATTTTGCATGGCGCTTCGACGCGCACGCTCCGCAGCAATATCGTCCTGCGCGAACCCACGCCATGACCCACCGCGCGCAAACCCCTCGCGCTCCTGAACCGCGTGCTGCATTTCATGCAGTCCGGTACTCAATTTGTTTGGCGCTTGGTCACTTATCCCAATACCTTCCGTGTGCCACTTTTTTGCTGGGTTGCCACGTTCGTATACTCCGTGCACACCATCCAGCCCATCATTAAACAACGACATTTCCGGCATGTCTGGATATGCCTTGTATATATTATCGTGTATAATTCCGGCTCCGAGTGAGTCGGAAGGATATGGGCTTGGCTGAAATTTTCCGCCACCGCGAGACATCAGAAAACTTGTTACTCGGTCATCTCCTCCGGTGTAGCGCGCCCAACTATCATCTATTTCGAACCTCCACTTCCCGTCTTTGCCCTGGAACCAGCCCGTATCGTTCCAGATTTGCTCGCGCGGCAACCCGTCTGCCGCCATCTTTTCGGCCTTCGCCAGCGCCGCGTGATCCGCCGTCTTCGCAAGACGACCGCCAAATGTTCCGAGGACATTCGCTGGCTTTGGCGACACGAGCCCTCCCGTCATGGCCGCACCAGCCACATTGAACGCATCCCTCACGCCCTGCTCGTCTCCTGGCTGGTAGCCGTTGGACAACAGGTTCTTGAAGCTCTCGATGGGCTCGACGATAGCGCCAGGCCATGCCCAGGTTGTGCGTCCGTTTTCATACGTTCCAAGCGGCAGCATTCCAGCGCGATCGACGACCTCACCATTGTCAGGGCGAAACACGTTGCGCGTGACGCCGTAGCGCGGACGCCAGTCGTCCCCGAGGATGTTGACGGGATCAGCCATTGCCCATTCCAGACACCGCGAGCTTGCCGCCGTAGATGGCGCGGCGACCGCCGGCACTCATGCGCAGGCGGTAGGTGCGGTTGAAGCTCGATCCGAGCTGATGGAAGCGGATCTTGTTGTTGGTCTGCGCGTATCCTCCGAGCGTGCGCAGCATCTCGTGCGCGAAGGGCTCGCCGTTGTCGCTCCACGCCAACTCGACGCTGCGGTCGGTTTCCGTGAGGCCCACGGTTCCCGGAGCAATGTCGAGGTCGAGCGTGTGGTGTGAGAGGCGTTTCGGGAAGCTGCCGATCGACACCGAATAGGTGTCCATCACGTGGGGGTCGCCGTCCTCGGTGTGCGTGTCGTGGTCGAGCGAGAACAGCTTGCCCGTGTCGTAGTGCCCGGCGATCAACGCCCCGCCCAGCTCCATCACGTGCGAGCAGCGCCAGCGCGCCAAGCCGTAGCTCTCAAGCTCGTGCCATTGCTTCGTGGTGGCGTTGTAAACCCATGTCCAGGCCGTGCCGCTGAAAGCGTAGTGCGTGAAGCCGTGCGATGACCACCGCGTGACCATGATCGCGCTTGGGCTCCTATCCAAAGCAATCAAACGATTGAGCGCGGGCGGGCTGATGGTCTGGCAGCTGTAGCCTGAGATGAGCTTGATGGTTCTATCCGAGGCGCAGAACAGCCCATCGCGACAACTGCCGGCGGACAGCACGCCGATCGTCTGTTGCGTGTCAGGATCAACTATCGTCTGCACAGGTGAGAAAGGAAAACCCTCCGCGCCCGTCACCTGCCACGCTTGGATCGAACGTGTTCCGCCGGCCAGCAAGTCGTTGCCGCGCACCCAGCACGACACGCCACGATCAGGGACGGTTTCATTCTCGGCGTAGGACAGGCCATCGACGTTGTAGTCGTTGAGGTCCGACGCATACATGCGCCCATCAGCCAGCGCGAACACGAAATATCCGCCGATGCTGCACACGTCGATCGGAGGCGGCAGGTCCGCGTCGCTCACCTGCGAGAACACGCCGCCCGTGTAGCCGAACACGAGGCCATCGGAGACAACCGCGACCTCTCCATCGGTGTTCTGCGCAATCGCACAATGACCGTCTGACGGAACCGAACCAACAAGCGTCGTCGTTCCCGTCGTGTCGGTGCGATGCGCGAGGCGTCCAGCAATCACCAGCCCTTCTGAGTCAGTCACGGGCGACATGGCACGGACACCGCCGCCGCCTTCGATGGTCGACAGCGGGGCAAGGCCATCGGTCGCCGCGATGACGAATTCCGATTTGCCGCGCTCGAGCGGAGCCGCGAAGCAGTTGACGTTGCGCGCGTTGCCAGCCCACGCATCTTCTGCCGGAGCTGATCCTGCGGGCAGCGTAAGGTCCACTATCTCCATCTGCCGCGCTCCGGTTCGAAGCGCACGAACTCCTCGCGGTCGCTGTCTCGCGCTGTCGCAAGCAATTCAGCAGCCATCGGGACGACGTACTTGGCCACGTCGTCGTTGGGGAAGCGGCCGAGCAGGCGAGCGGCGTGATTGTACCCGATCGTCTCGAACCACTCCTGAGGAATGTCGAGATCGTTGGCCCCTGCGTCCACGTCGTCGAACGCGCGCTGATAGGTGTACTGGATTGTTTCAATCGTGACGGAGGCCGGGCGCGGCCAGACGTAGAGCGTCGCCGCCGTGCGCTGATAATCGACGTAATACTGCGTGGGGACGCCGTTGGTGATCTTGTAGGGCATGTCCACATACTCCTGCCGGGTCAGCGGGAGCATGGGAATGTCGACGTTGCTGGCGTTGCGGTAGCGCGCCTCCACCACACGGAACGGCTTCGGGCTAAGCGTGTAGCTTGCCACCGCAGCAGACAGCGCCACGCTGCCGAATGTCTGCCGCCACAGGTTAGGGCCGGTCGCCGCCCACGACTTCAGCATCAGGTTCAGGTCAGTGCGTGCGTCCCGCATGATCTCGGCCGGCACGTCGTCAATCGCGGCAACCACGCCGATCCTGCGCAGCGCCCACGTCGACAGCGCCTCAGCCGTCATGTTGAAGTCGATACTTCCGGATGTGCTCATAGCGGGGTGCCTCCACCGCCTTCGTCTGGCGGGTCGGTTCCGTCGTCGTAGGGCGTGATCACGAAATCATTATCCGGCAGCACGTCCAATGGTCCGAGAAACGAGTCCTGCGGCTCCGGCCTCGGGTTCGGCACCGCCTGCCGGTCTCGGCGTGGCTTGATGAAGTCCTGCGGGTGGCGGGCCTCCCAATCGGCTTTGCACACCCGCAGATTGTCCCAGCGCATGCGGGTCTCGGAAGCGCGCTTCTTGAACCCGCACACGTCGCAGAGGACGTAATGATCGCCAGACCTGTAGAGGTCAGCCATTTGCAATCCTACCGCCGAGCACGCGGAACAGTTTTCGACCGTGAGGCGTGCGAGGTCGTTTTTGGAATGGCCGGACCAGGCATTACAGGCTCTCCTGCCAACTCAGATGCGGCATTGATCATCAGCTTACGAATCTTGTCGATGTTCATCGCCCCTGGAACAACAACCGGCAACCCAGCCTCGTTTCTCGCCTGCATCAAAGCAATTGCGAAAATTTCGACGGCAGGTTCAAAGTTGGTAAAGATCATATTTTCAGCCCTTCACCATGTGCAGCGTGACGCTGTAGGCGTCTCCTGCGGTCGCCCCGGTGGTGGTGAACTTGATGTCGCCGGTCCAGCCGGTGGCCTGGGGGTTCTGAAGCCCACCGACCTTTTTGAAGTCGAGATGGTCGGTCTTATCGGCAGGCAGCGTGAGCGCCGGCACGAGCGTTGTGGCGTCCCACAAGATGCGGACCCCCATGCCGACGGTCATATAGACGACGCGATCGATACGGACCTTGGCAGGTGCGCCGGACAGAGCCGACACATCCACCTTGAGAACCGCAGTCTCGCCGGTCCCGTCGCTGAGCCCCGTGAAATGCATCACGGCGTTGCGGGGGCCGTCCACCAGCGTCTGAGAGGTGACGGTATCCGCCATGGCTCAGCGCTCCATCTTGAGCATGAGATAGTCGCAGGCCAGCACGTTGGCAGCGCCGCTCGTGGCGTTGACGGATGCCAGCGTGATGGCCAGCTCCTCGTCGTCGGGGAGGTTCGTCGTCGCCATGGTGCCGATCTTGGCGCCGTCAAGCCACGCCTCGATCGCGTTCTTTCCGTTGTAGTAGAGCGCCGCCGTCACGTAGGTGCCGGACACCATGGTCCCGAGCGCCTGGGTCGTCTCCGTCGAGTCCTTGCAGACCACAGCAGACAGCGTGCTCGAACCAGTGGGCTTGCGGACGAAGATGCCGTCAGAGACGCCGGCAACCGCCGTGGTGTCGGTGATGGCGAGACCAATCAGTCCGCCGAAGTTCGCCAGCGTCGCCGTGAGCGCGAAGCGCGTCTTCATCCAGAACTGTTTGCCTGACGCCAGCTTGAACGTTTCGTTGATGAGCTGGATTTGATTGACGTCTGACGTTCCCGTCGCATTGGTCAGCTTGAGGATGCCGCCGTGCGCGCCGGTGTCGACGGCCTGCGTAGCGCCGGCCTGCGTCTCGGTGAGCGTCCAGTCGCCGGAGGTGTAGGTGTGGAAGTCGTTCCAGTAGGAGACCAGTCGAGACTGATCGTGCTCCGGCATCATGTAGAGCGGATCGCGGACGCTGACGTTGGTCGAGCCGGCGGGAAAGCGGGTAGGTGAGGCCATGGTGTAGATCCTTGCGAGAGCGCTTCAGGGAAGAAGCGGTCCTTGTTTCAGGACCGCTCTCGATGGTGGATGGCTTACGCGCCTTCAGAGCCGTAGATGCAGCGATGATCCGACCAGCCGGTCGAGAACCGCATCGTGGCCTTGGCCTTCACGTTCTCGGTGTCGAAATCATTGTCCTTGCCGAACTCGGTCTTCCGGCGCGTGAACCGCTTCAGACCGTTTGGCACGTTGGTCTTGATGAACCAAGCGTCCGTGTCGGTCAGGTAGTGGTTGACGACGACGCCATCGGGGAAGATCCCCATGGACTTGATCGCGTTGAGGTCGTTGTTGGCCGTGCCGCTCTGCTTGCTCGACTTCACGATGCGCTCGGCGTCGAAAGCGAGGTTCGGCGGGATGATCAGCTTGCGAGGCATGATCGCGATCTTGAGCCCGCGCGAGTTCCTCGCGTTCATGATCTGAATGCAAAGGTCCTCGATGCTGGCTTCCGACAGGTCAGCCGCAACAGCCAGCTCGTTCGACTGCGTGCCGTTGACCGTGGGGTGGTCGGTGGCAATCAGCTCCTTGCCGTCGCCGCCGAGATAGCTCGAAGAGAACGCACGGTTCAGCACGTTCGCCGCGATGGTCTCCTCGGTCTGCCGCATGGAGAAGGCCAGCGCCTTCGTGCGAGCCTTCGACACCTTGACGTAGAGATTGTCGTCCATCTCCTCGCGGGTGACGATGAAGCCAAGGCCGTACACGACATGCGTGTATCGGCTGCTCGGGCCGCCGGTCTCGCTGTCATACGAGATGGCAGAGCCCTGGCTTTTGACTGCGGCGTAGCCGAAGCCGGTCAGCTCCTGGTCTTCCTCATAGGCCTTCTCGCTCATCTCCTCATCGAAGATGTCGCGCCACTCCTGCGGGTGCTCGTTGTAGTCACGGCCCCAGAAGGCGTGCATCCCCGGCCATAGTGCTTTGGGGATCGTGCCAGTCGTAATAATGCCGGTCATTGTGTTTGATCCTTGCTCAGATCATCAAGCGCCGGCCGAGCCGTCGATGAAGAAGTGGTTGTTGAGACGGACGATGAACTTGCCCCACTGGGAGCCAAGCTCGTTGTCGGGGCGACGTGCGAAGCCGACGATCAGCACGTCCTCGGTACCGTCGCCGGATGCCGTAGCCGTCGAGCTGTCGATCTCGATGGACGACAGGCCCGTCGTGGTGCTGCCCGACGTAAATCCGGTAAGGTCCGCCGCCATGTAGATGTTGGTGGCCGCGAGCGCGCCGCCCTCGCCGTCCTCCTGCACCTCGTAGAGCGCATTCGGATCGTCGCAGACGTAGACGTACCGCTCGGTCGAGGCCGCGCGATAGGTCGTCGAGTCGCGACCGCTGGCGCCTGCGCCCATTACCGGGTCGATGCCGACGACCACGCCGAGGACCGGGTTCCCGGTCGCGACGTTGCCGGAGACAGAGGGGACGCCCTCAGCGCTTGCAGTTCCGCCCGGCTTGACGAGCGCGCCAAGGTAGAACGCCGTCGAGTCCGATGCGGGGACATAGTAAAGCGTGGGTTTGCCGTTCCACGGCGCACCCGCGATGTTGCCCACGGGCTTGAGCCCGCGCGGGGTATCAACGTTTGCCATGATCTATCCGTGATGTTTTGGATCAGCCGCGTGGGCCGTCCTTGAATGAGATGCCCCCTGCGGGGACGTAGGACTTGCCTGGGTCGCTCTCTCGCAGACCATCCGGCGATCTCGTCTCGCCGCGCTTCATGGCGGCCTCTCCTTCGTCGATCCGCGCTTGTTTCTGGCGTGCGTCCTCGACGTAGAATTCCTTTGGCTTGCGGACGAGGATCGCTTTCTTGCCGTCCGACTTGCCTACGATACGCTCCACTCCAGCCCCGACGCCCTTGTCTCTGTCATCGCGTCCGCCGAGCATGGTCTCCGTCACCCGGTCCCAGTCGTCTCGCTGCGTGAGCCTGTAGACGCGGCCGGGGTCGTCATTGATCCATCGATATTCGTAGTTCGGATCGAGGTGCCCCTCGACGGACAGGTTCTTCTGCCCATCCATCGACACGTCATCGCGACGGCGGCGCCTGGCGCGCTCTTGCTCGACGCGGGGACGCGGCTTATCGAGGACGTTGGGGGCTTGAAGGGTGCTCATGATCTGATCCGTTTTTATTGGTTCATCGCCCAATAGGCTTTCGCGAACGAGGCGCGGTCCTTGTATGCGCCCGCCTTGATGAAATCGTCGGCGACGCGCTGGTCCTCGCTCGGCATGTCCGAAAAGCCCTTGGACCTCTTGCCGCCCGCCATGCCGTTGCCGCCCTCGACAGCCGGCGGGCCGCCTTGAGCGCGGTTGAACTTCTCGGGGAAGTTCTGCCGGACGATCTTCGCGACCTCGGCCAGGTTCTCCTCGACACTGAGGCCCGGCTTGGTCTGGTTGAGGTGCACGTGAACGGTCTGAGCGTACTGGTTCAGCGCGGGGTCAGCCGTGAACCACGGGTTTTCGACCTTCCAGGCGTTGACCTTCGACACGTCGGCAGGCGCCGGTCCCTGCGGCTGCTGCTGCCTCGGCTGCTGCTGCTCATAGACCTGCTCGTCGAACTGCTGCAGCCGTTGGCGCTGGTCACGGTCGAGCTGCTGATATCGCTGGCTGTCCGCCATCTCGACGGCGTTGAGCTTGGCTGCCTCATACTGGGCGTTGATGTTCTCGCGCTGTTGGCGCAGAGCCATCGCGCTCATGTTGCCGAACTGCTCGATTCTCGACTGCCACTCGCGCTCCTGCTTCTGGATGCGCTCTTCGAGTGACGTGAGCTGCCGCGCCATCGTGCGGTTGCGCTCGCGAAGGACGGGAAGCTCCTGCTCTCCGCGCTGCACGAACGTGTCGGCGTCGACCCACTTCTCTGCGGGACCGCGATAGCTGTCCTTATCGACCCAGCCCATAGCGCGGGCGCGGGTTTCGGCCTCAGACCGCTCCGGTGCTTCTGCCGGTGCTGGTGCTGGCGCGGTCTCGCCGGGGATGGAGGTTCCGACGCTCTGCTCGGGAGCAACTTGCTCGATGGTGTCGCTCATGCCTTGGCCCTCCGCACAGCGACAATGTCCTTGTCGTTCATCAGGCGATAGTCGCGGCCGTCATTGCCCTTGAGGTTGATGCCGGAATAGCGGGAGAAAATGACGTGATCGCCGACACGCGGCTTGCGCGCTCCCTGCGGCCACTCCTCATAGGAAAAGGCAAACGGGCTGAGACAGCGAATGGTGCCTTCCATGGAAGCGTGCTGGTCCGTTTCGATAGTCTGATCTGGCAATATGATGCCGCCCTTCGTTTTCTCATCGACCTTGATTGGCTCGATAAGAACCTTGTATTCGATGCACTCGATGCCGTGAGCAGGCGCCTCGGCCAACTCGTCCTGCATCTGCTCATTCAGCCGCGCGCTGACCTCGGAATTGCTCACGAAGTTGTATTTCTCCGGCGGCACGATCTGCACGTCACGCTTTGCTTGCTTCATCGCTCAGTGTTTCCTCGATTTGCTCTACCGTAAGCGCCTGGATGACTCGGAACGCCTCGGCTTGGCCTCTCAGCTGCGCAAGGAACGTGGTCTCGTTGCTCCCACCGTCCCACGACGCACTGATCCATCTGGCCTTTGCTTCCTCGGCCAGCACGCCACAGCACTGCATCAACGCCTGGGTGATCGGGTTTGCTTTCCAGGCCTCGAAGTCTTCCTGATCGATCGTCATTCAGCGTCGGTGTCCGCCTCTGACGACGCCTTCGCCTTGGCCTTCGCGGCCTCGTGCTGCAGCTTGATCGTCTCTTCTTTCAGCTGCAGCTCGCGCCAGCGCTGGTCCATCTCGTCGGACTTGAGCTGCAAGGCGCGCATCTGTTCGATGTGCTTCGCCTCGGCCTCTGCCGCGCGCATAGCCGCGTCGCGCTGCTTCGCCTCGAACTGCATCTGAAGGTCTGCGGCCTTGGCCTGTAGCGACAGCTGCGCGTCTTGGGCCTTCTGCTCCAACGCTTGCTGGCCGGCCTGAATCTTCATCTCCTGCTCGGCCATCTTGGCCTGCATCATCTGCTCTTCCGGGCTCGGTGGCTTCGGAGCGTCAGGAGGCGGCGGCGGGATCAGCACCTCTTCCGGCTTCTCGATGCGGGCGGCCTCGAATGCGCGCTTGGTCGCTGCGAAGATGTCGACGTGCGGGTTCTGCTTCTCCACCTGCTCCATCAGGAACTGGGCTTTGACCATCCTCTGCATGTCCGTGACCGTGTTCGGGTCTGCAACGGGCATGATGTCGAGGTCGCCAGCGTAGTCGGCACCTGCGATCTGTGACGGCTCATCGAGAAGCGCGAAGTAGCGAGGCGCATTGTTCGCCATCTGCCGCTTGTTGATCTCGAAAATTAGCCGGAATTCCTCCTTCATCGCGCGGAAAATCCGCTTGTAGATGGCGGAGAAGACCTTCAGGCCCTGCTCAATCATGGCCATCGTCGTGGTGGCCGTCTGATTGCGGTCCATGTCGCCGACGAGGATGTCCTGAACCGACGCCACGTCCTTGCCGGCCTCGATCATCATGCCCAGAAGCTCGAACAGGACCTTGCTCGGCCCCGGATGCTCCATGTTCACGATGCCCTGGCGAAGGTCGTTCCCAGGCGTCTGAACCGTGCGGTATTCGCCGGGCTTGAGCGACAGCGTGGACTTGCCCTTGCCGAGCGAGATGCCGGCGCCGATGAAGCCACCGCCTGCGTTCTGCAGCGTGCCAGCGTCCATCATTTGATTGATCGTGGTGTCGATCACGTCGGACATGGGCTCGAGCAGATGCCCGAAACCGACGTCGTAGAACCCACCTTCAGGATCAGGCACGAACGGGATCTTCACGAAGTAATTGCGCCGCGGGATGCGGATGATGCGGCCGGTCTGCCCGTTGATCTCGATAGCCTGCGCGTCGAAGCACGCCGTGATGCGGAGCACCTTCTCGGTCTTTTCATGCACCGTGACGATCCACGGCTCGACAACGCCATCGTTGTCTAGGTCGAGGTAGCGATGCTGCTCCAGGATCGTGTGCGGGGCGTCGTCGTCCTCGGACTGGTTGTCGTTTCCCTGTCCGCGAACGTCTACGTCGCTGTATCGCCCTTCGCGCTGCCGCTCGGCGATCTCGTGCGGGTAGAGGGTGAACACGTGCGTGGCGCGCGGGACGGTGCGAAGCTCTTTGGTCTTCTGATTGACGACGAAATCGAACGCGCTCACGAGATCATCGCCGAAGCCTGCTTCCTTCGAGCTGTCCTCGTAGACCTTGCGGAATGCGCAGCCGACAATGGGGATCTGATGCAGCGCGGTGTCCACGCTCGATTCCCAGCCCTCCACCTCGTAGAGCAGCTGATAGCTCATGTGCTGCGAGACGCGATCGGCAGCACCGGCCTTCATCCCGTCCTGGTCAGCGCCGAGCACCTGGCACTTGACGATGCGGGGGCCGTCACAAATGGCGGGATAGGCACGGGCGGCGAACTGAAGCGCGGCCGTCGTCAATAGCGGATATTTGACGTTGGAGGCATTCGGCCAGGGCCAGGTCTTGGCCTCTTTCTTTTGCCGCGCGAGGTCCATTGCCCTGCGAGCGCGGTCCTCCCAATCCTTCCGGCTGTCCTTGTCGATGGTGTATTCGCGGACGACCTTGGTGCCGATGCCGTTGAGCTTTTCTGGCTCGATCTCCTCGGCAACGTTGGTCATCTGCGCCAGCGATTCAAGCTTGGCGACGCGCGGATTGACGACCGGCTGCGGCGGCGGGAGCGGGATGGGAGGCGCGAACGGCACGACCTGCCCCATCGGCATCTCTGCCGGCATCATCGGGTCCATTCGCATGTTCGGGAGGCCGGGCAGCATGCCCAGGTCAGGGGTCATCAGTATCCAGTGCTTTGATTGCCGCTGCGGCGGTCGTCCTGCCACTCGTCGTCGATGTCAGGCAAATACTTGGCGACGCGCATCCCGCTCATGATCAGGTATCGGGTGGCGTCCATGAGGTGGTCATTCTCTTTCACGATCTTGCCGTCTTCATTTCGACGGTAGATGCGGAACTCGCTCGTCCAGTTGCGCAGCGTCCGGAACACCTTGAGGCGACCAGAAACGAGGCGCTGGTAAACGGCGTGAATGCCAGCCTCGACCGCGTTGTCGGCATCGATCAGATGCAGGTCGAGCTTGCTATACTCCTCACGCAACTTCCGGCCGTCGAGCTGGCCGCTACCAACGCTGGCCGGGTCGATTGCGCCCCATATCCACGATCCACGCTGCCGGATCGCAGAGGCGTGCACCGCCGGAGCGGCCTGCCCCATGTAGTGCTCGCTGTAGAGGTAGACGGTATCGCTCTCTCGGTCCCAGGCGCCCCAAACGGCAGCCGTGCGGTTCCACCCAACATCAAGGCCGTATGCTCGCGGCCAGAATTCCGGCATCTCGAACGGATCGCAGAGAACCACGTCCTCTGGAACCGGGTAGATCGCGCCTGCGCCCAACACGGGAATGCCCTTGGTTCGGGCGTCCCGCATGTGGGGCTCCATGGCGTCAAGCAGTTCTGCCTTGGTCTTGGCCGACAGGTGCGGGACATCATCCCACGTGGCCTGAATGCAGATGCGAGAAATTTTATTCCTCGATGTTTGGTGTCAGGCCGGGGATCGGCGATACATCATGGAACGCTTTTCCACTTCTGCGATCAGATCGTCGCCGATACCGACTTCACGCATCCGTTCCGCGCTGATCTCGCCATCGGTCAAACGCTGCGCCATGCGGTCGATGCCTTCGTTCGTCACCATCAGCAGGTCAGGAACGACAAGTGATGTCTTTTTGACATCGGCCAATGCCTTCGCAATTTCAGCTTCGGTTAGGTTCGGCACGTCGGTCATTGTGGCGCCAGCTCCGGGAGGAATTTAAGCGCTACCTTGCTCAATCCCAACAACGGCGTAAAGGTGCAGAGCATCAGCCCGTTGTCTTCTCCCGGCACCGTCGCCGTCAGGCGAAGCATTGCCTCCTCGTAGACATCAATCGGGGGCTCCTCATCTAGCCAGACCAGCTGCTTTTGCGTGCCCTGGAACGTGCGCCGGCCCTGATCGTAGCTCTTGAACCCCAACGTCGATATGCCGCCGGTCTTGTGCTTGATCGCTACCGTATCGATACCGCCCGGCACACCCTGCATCGGCGTGGGCTTGCCTACGATGTCGTCGCCTGGGATTAGGCCCGTTCCAAGCTCCCCGGCTCCTGCATCGCCACCCACGCCAAGCAACGACACTTGGATAATGTCTCGCGTTGTCGTCCGCGTATCTCCGGCCACCCAGGCACTGATCGGCTGTGAGAACCTGCGCCCCACCCACCAATCCGGATATCTTCCCGTCAGGTGCAGCGTGACCTCGAACCCACCCACGCCCCACGTCTTGCCGACGCGGTTTGCAGCCATCATGCAGCGCTCCATGTGCTCGGAGCCGGCCGCAAAGAACTGCATGTGTTTTTGGTAAAGCTCCCGCCTCAGTGGTCCCGTTTCCGGGTAGAGGTCGAACAGCTTACGCCGCCTCTTCCTCCGTTCCCTCTCCTCGAGCAGGTCCAGAAGCTGCCGCTTTTCCGATGAGGAGAGCGAGGCGAGATTCAAGCTGTTCATCCGTGAGCTTCATCGCCAGACTGCCGCCGAGGTCCAGGCTGTCGCCGTAGTCCTTACGGTTCAGCTTCGCGGCGTACCACTTGCGCGCATCAATGCGAACGCGGGCTTTGTGCGGATCTGGCTCGGTGTCGGCAATGTGGATCGTATCCTCGGCCATGAGGTGCGACCGTTCTTCCCGCGCGTGCGCGTACATCTCGCCAAAATCCGGGTTCTCTCCAATCCACCTGTAGACGGTTCCCTCGGCCGGCATGCCATCCAATTTGCAGATGTCACGCAGGCTCATAGGGTTCCCGTCTTCCTTGCGGGTGATCATGAGCGCGCAGATTTCGGCTGCGAGGTCCTTGGAGTAGAGAGGCGGTCTTCCCTTGGCCATATGTTTAACGTGAAACCTGTCACATCACAGTGTGGTTAAGCTGCCCTAGCACCAAAGCGAGGCTTGCCAACCTCAAGCGTGCCATTGGGCATTCCGAAGTCAATAATCTCGGCCGAGCGCTTGTCCTCATGCTTATCGAAGGCGTAGGCGATGAAGTTGAGCAGGCCGGACATGACGAAGAACACGGCGAGCAGGAGCGAGATCCCGATGTTGGTCCAGAACTCCTGCTCAGCGGTAGGCTTGGTGGTGAATGCGGCGACCGAAGCCAGCACATTGGACTGAGCACCGACAGTGCTGTGACCGGTCGAGGTGACGGCCGAGGTTGCGGTCAGGTCAGTGATGCGCTTGTCGAGCTTGGCGCGGTCCTGGGCGGTCGCAAGCTCCCCCTTAAGCGCGTTGTAGCGCTTGCAGGAGTTGCCGTAGGATTTGCCAGGATTGGCGCAGCGGGCCGTATCAGCGAACCAGGGACGGGTCTCGATGTTCGCCATGTCCGCGCTGATGGCAGCGGGGTTGCGGCCGGGCTTCATGGCGCTGAGGTCGGCGCGGGCGCGCTCGAGTTCACCACGGACATCGGTATAGGTGTTGGTCTGGTGGCGGGCCTGGGTGAGGTCAGCCTGCCGAGATGCCGCTGTGAAGCCCAGGTGCGATAGCAGCTCGACGGCAACGGCGACGGAGAATAGCGCCACGCAGGCGATGCCCACGGACTTGCTGCCGGATTTGAAGGCCGCGTTGGCGAATACGAGGCTGTAGCCGACGACGAAGCTGGCCAGCGCGAGGCCGATCGCGAGGCAAGCTTTGCCGATATATCCCTCGCCCTGAGACCAGCCGAACGAAGCAGCAATGGCAGCAGCAAGGACCGTGGCAACGAAGCCGGCCCGCTTGGCGTGTGGGATGAGCTGCTCGATGGAGCCTGCATGCATGGGTGGTCTCCTGATGGTGCTTTTGACGCTGTTACCAGTCAGGGGAGGCGAGGTAGTTTGCGACGATGACGCCGATGATCAGAAAGACGAACCACTGACCTAGGATGAATCCCGTCATGGTCATGAGGGGGTATGTGTACTTGACTGAATCTTGCCGCATTTATGATGCTCACTGATGGTCGGGCAGTGGAACCAATCAGGAGCGGGGAACTAAACCATGGGGCCGGCCGAGATCAGTGCTGCGCTATCGTCTTTCAAGACAGCGCACGACATCACTAAGTCTATGATAGATCTGAAATAGTCCGCAGCCATCCAAACGAAGGTCATCGAACTGCAGCGGATTATTCTGTCCTCGCAAAAGGACTACACGGATCTGATTGCATCGGTAGGTCAGCTTGAAGAAGAAGTGACTAAGCTGAAAGCATGGAACACTGAGAAGCAACGTTACGAACTGGCAGACTCCGGGGTCAAAACGTTTGCTTACAGACTGAAGCCAGAGGCAAAGGGCACCGAACCAGATCATCTGCTTTGTGCAAACTGCTACAACAAGAACGAGAAGTCTGTCCTTCAGGCAACGAATGAACTTGGTGTTGGGCGTCGCAGACTGATGGAGTGCCATCGGTGTAGATCAAGAGTTGCCTTCTGACGGCTTCGTCTTTCTTACGCTGTGAGGCTTCTTCTTCGCCACCCGCTTCGGTGGCGTCGTCAGAACCCGCCCGAGGATGCGGTCAAACCTCTCCTCTGCGCCAGGCTCGTCCTTGATCTCGTATGCCCTCACGACCCAGGTCTCGAACATCAACTAGGGCGTTCTTGCCTTGCGCAAAGCATAGCCGTGTAAACCGCAACGACGGTCTCTTGGTCCTTGTAATCCGGGCGATCGCACTCCAACGGCTCGGCTATAGTACTCCGCAAGGCGGCCAATCCAGCGCAGATCATTTCAGGCGTCACCTTTATCGTGACGCCTTCTTCCACGCTCGGTAGGCCGCTCGTAGCTCTCTGGTCCATTGAACTGCGTTAGATGGGTGGCGTCAAGACGCATCTATGGATTGGGAGGCTCAACGGCATCAGCCGGAGCCCAGGGGCGCTTACGCGGTCGCGTCGGTACAGAGAGCGCTCATCCTTGATTGGGCTTTATGCCGCATTTCGGACACAAGGTCAATCGGCCTTCGATAGTTCTTCAGCGGTCATACATGCCGTAGAGTTTGCAATCGCCACTCTATACTCCCGGTCAGCCATGCGCGCGGCGTCTCGTGCCAAGCGATACAGAGCCGACTGCTCCACCTGCTGCTCTGCGGTAAGACCGTGATCGTTGCGCATCCCAATAACTTGCATCTTCTGAAAGGCAGCTGCACGGCGCTTCGCGAGTTCGATAACGGTCATCGTTCACCCATAGATCAGGCCCGGAGAACTCATGCCGAGCCCTATTGTGTATCACACTTCGCCTTTGAAATCAGGCGTTTTCAGCCAGGATCGATGCGGATCAGGTTTGAGGTGTGGACGGTGACTGTACCCATGGAATGGGTGGACAGATCGACAGACCACGCCTTCCTGCCGCGCTCGGCGGTGATGGGGCCTGCCTTGTCGGCAAAAGGCCCGACCTTGATCTTGACGTGATCCCCGACCTTGAGCGGATCAGGCGTGATCGCTCTCGGCTTGAGCACGTACAGGCGAGCAATCTCATCGATCTTTGCCGTGCCGACCTTGTGGCCAACGTGCTTCACGAACGCAGCGTGAAGCTCCCGGCCGGCGAACACATAGCCAGGCGCCGTCACGCGCTTGCGCTTGCCGCTGTCGTCGTATGGGACAGCAGCGGGAATGCCGTGCTGCTCCAGCTCGCGGGCGGCCTTGTGCTCAAAGTTCGAGGCCGTGCGGTAAATGACTGTGTGGCTCATGATCTCTCCCTTGGGGAGACGCGCACTGGGTAGGCTGGGTCAGTTCGGCGCTCCAATCATCTCCTCGATTTTTGCTATGGCCTGGGTTAGGGCAGTGTGAACGGCGTGAATGTCTCCGATGCTGTTCATCGCAAGCTCTCCGTGCTCGATGGCGATCAGAACCACTGCCGTCACCTCGTCCTCATCGATCGACGCTAGGTCACGCATCAGGCCGCGCATGGCGTCGTCGGCCGGCATGTATTGCGCGGTGGTGGTGGTCACTTCGCTGGCCTCCACTTCTTGCGCTTGCGCTTTGCAATCTCTGTCGCCGTGCCCATTGACTTGCGCTTGGGCTTCACCTTCATCTTCCCGGCGGCGTCGGCTACGGCCTTGTAATCCCCGATGGGAATGCCTGCCTTCTTCATCTTGGTCTCCAACAAATGGATGATCTGGAAGACGGGGATCATGGGGCGTCACCGACCACGAATTGACCGCACCAATCATCAATAGAAACGACCGGCCAATATGCGTTTCTTCCCATCAAATCATCTTGTTGACTACGCCCGTCTTCACCGGAAAATGACGCAAGATCATCATGGCTTCGTGGTGCGGGAGCGTTGGCTCTGCACAGCCCCTCGTCTTTTGGCATGCAGTGTGCGCCGTTATGGTCGAACCATCGGCATTTTTTGCATCGGTTGATCACGCTGCCCTCCTGATCTGCCTTACGATGCGCTTCCTCTGGGCCTGGAACCTGCGCTTGCCCTTCTTCCGGCGGGGCCTGTATGCCTTCAAGTTCGTCAGGCGCTGGCACAGGGCTAGGCGGTCGTCGATGGTCATTCAGCGGCCTCCCTGAGGGCCTTCCCCTCGATCTCGGCGAGATATAGGAAAAGGTCAGATTGCGAACTATCGTGTTTGGCCCGCTTCGGTGCATCCATCCTTGCCACCTTGATCGCTTGACGGAGGGCCTTGGGGTTGAACCCGTCGTTGGCGGCTATCTCGAACAGGGCTTTCAGCTCGACCTTCAAATCGTCGATCTGATCCATGATGCGGCCGGCGGACTCGGCGCGCTGGCGAAGGTCTGAGTTGGTCTTACTCATCGCGTTCCCCCGTGATCCTCTGCGTCAGACGCCTTGAATGATCCTCGTGAAGGTATCGGTTATGGCTCGACTGCTGCATTGCCTCGAACGCAGGCCGCGACACGTCTGGAAGCGGTGGAGGCTCAGCCGGTCGAGGTGCCTTTGACCTCATCGCAGCAACCCCCATGGCGAGGATCTTGCGGGCTCTCTCGCGCTGCTCAGGCGTCGGCGGCGGGTAATCCGGCTCCTTCGGCTTTGGCGGCTTCCTGGCTTCCCTCTGGATCAGTATCGCCTCGATCTTCGCGACAACCTCGGCCGGGCGCGGCCAAAACGTGCACCGCTTCACGATCTCGTTGCCTGCCTGATCAAGCACATCGCCGGCATATCCGGTGATAGCCAGTTCAAACTCCTCAATGTAGGCCCCAGGATCGTCGCACTTGGGCTCGCCGTAGACGTTCAGCAGGCGCGATATGAGCTTGGCTTGAGGGGTCACTGTGCGGCCCCCGCGTAGCGCTGAGCCAGGGCCTCACGAACCGAGGTTGGCTTGCCCTCTGCCGCAAGCCGCGCCTTGCGCTCGTCGTGCGACTTTCCTGCCGGTCTGGCGTTGGCCGCTGCGGCCTGACGGTAGCGGGCGTCACGGTCGCGCTTGTCGGCTGCGATCCTGGCGAGCTGGCTGCCGACCTGGGCTGCCAATGGGCGGCTGCTGTTGACCTGGACCCGGCCGGCCACCTCGATCAGCGCGAGGTCGAACCTGGGCTCGTCGTCGCCGAAGATGTTCAGCCATTCGGTGCGAAATGATCCGCTGACTTCCAATCGTCCATTCACCAGCGCAACGGGCTCTGCGCTATCGAGTTTGGGGGGTAGGGGGGATTTACTAAACCCTATAGGTATAACTACTCCCGAAGGGAGTTCCTTAGTCGCGTGCGCGCGAGGAACGCTGGAATTCTGGCGCTGGATTTCTGGCGTTTGCGCTGGATTTCCAGCGCTTGCATCTGCACTACGCTGGATTTCTGGCGCTGGATTTCCAGCGCTGGATTTCTGGCGCTGGATTTTCAGCGCTGCTTTCGCTTCCCGGATGGTGCTCGGCTTGGCCTCAAGTATGGCCTCGACTTCATCGCGCTCGGTAACGCCAAAGGCTTCGAGGATTGCAACCAGCTTGGCCTTGTCGGAGAGGTCTGCACCCTGCAGTTCCCTCAGGATGTCAACAGGATTTCTCTTGCACGAACCGCATGTATCTGTCATAACAGCCTCGCTTTTGGTCAAGCACATTCTCGGCGGCTGCCCTTCCCTCGGGCGCCGCCGAACTCATTTACGGGTCAGGTCTTTCGAGCCATTTCACCCTGGCCAGCGACGGCTTCGGCCGGTTCGGGTCATTGAGCCAACGCGAAACTTGGGTTGCCCGGCCTGCTCGGCGAGCAGCAGCGCGCATGAAATCGGTGCGCTGCTGTACCGAGTTCTTCGAAGCGTTGCGGTGCACGATCCCGCCGACGACAGACCGGCTCATGCCCATCACGGTAGCGATCTCGGAGTGGCTGAGGCCGGCGGCCAGAAGCTCGCAAACCCGCGTGATCTCGTACTTTCCCCACTTGGCGTTGCTCATGGCCTACATCCTCATCGCCGGGTGCAGTGGGGTGATGAGGTGCCATGCGTCGGGCTCCTTGACGACGCGCCAGCCCTCTCGCTGGTAGTCGTCGACGAACGCTCTGGAGAGGCTGTCCCAGGGCATGACGGATACCGATCTGGGACAGTGGACAACGAGCATGTCTGGCTCTGCGGTGTTGCTGTTCGGTGGCAGTTCAAGTACATTATCGTTCATGTTGGCGGCCCTCCTGTTCAGCCGCGCGTTTACGTGGAGCATGCTCTACGGCATGTCCCGGCGGCTCGGTTCGAGACCCACTCTCGGCCGAGCCGTTATCGTTTCCAGGGCGGCTGCCGAGCCGATCGGATGGCTCGGCAGCCGCCGCCGGGAGGCAGGCACACTGACAGCGCTAGGGACGCTGGCAGCGGAGAGCGGGCTTATGGTGTCGTCCGCCAGGACGCCTTGCGCTCGATGCATTCCGACAAAGAGCACCCGCCCGCTCACCGATGCCGGCGAGCAGCTACGCTTGACGCTACGAATACGGATTATTACGCTACGGAACGCTTCACGCCGCGACGGCGTTTCCCTCGTTTCCCCTTGTCCGCCTGCGTCGACGGCGTGCCGCAGCACGCTGGAGGGTCTCCAGGGTCACGCCATGGATGCCGCGATCGCTAGCCGCCTCTACGATCAGGCTCCAGTATTCCGGGCTGATCGAGTTGCGGTGCTTCATCATCTGCGCTGTGACGTACTCAACGCCGATGTCGTCGGCGAACGAGCGGATGCTCGGTGCCGGCCATGCTTGAATGATCTCGACGAAGTCTTTCATGGGGGGCACTATACGCAACGTATTGACGCTTGTCCATACGTTGCGTATGCCTATCGGCGGTAGATTGGGGATATGTCAAGCACGCCTGCCGACATTCTCCGCTCTGCTAGGATCGCACGAGGCTTCGCCTCGGCGGCCGAGGCTGCGCGTCTATGAGCCGGTGATCGACGATGGCGACTTGGCTGCCGGTAAATTGGTCGTGATTCGCAGGCGCACAAACGGGCTCGAGGAGCTGTCCGTTCGTAGGGTTCTCAGCGCGGTGGACGGCGAAGCTAGGCTGGCGTCTCACTCGCACGATCCGACTTATAGGGAAACGCTGGCCGTGCCCATGGAGGGCAACGGCGATGTCGAGATCATGGGAATCGTCGTCGGCAAATACGCTCCCCTGTGAGCGTATTTTTTTATCCACAACCCATACGATTTGTATTGACTACACTCGGGCCATACGTTACGTATTGGTTATCACCGGCCGCCACCAACACGGCTCGGCGTGATCAAGGAGGGCACATGACACCGGAAGGCATCAATCTCACGCAGAACATCGTGATCGCGGATCGCGGCTTCATCTGGGTCGGCAAAACGCGGATCGAGGGCGACTGGCTGATCATCAACGGCGCCAAGCAGGTGCGCCGCTGGGGCACCACGAACGGTCTAGGTCAACTGGCCGCCTCTGGGCCGCTTCCGAATACCATTCTCGACGATGCCGGCACTGTGCGTGTGCCGCTGCGCGCCGTGATTGGCATCGTGGCCTGCGAGGCGTCGCGATGGACCGCGTAACCACTTTTGACGGCGACGGCGACGGCTCCGGCGACGGCGACGGCTACGGCGACGGCTCCGGCTCCGGCTCCGGCGACGGCTACGGCGACGGATACGGCAACGGATACGGCTACGGCGACGTCGACGGCGACGTCGACGGCGACGGCTCCGGCTCCGGCTACGGCTACGGCGACGGCGACGGCAACGGATACGGCGACGGATACGGCGACGGATACGGCAACGGATACCAGTAATTTCATCAGTTCACCGGCCGCCACCAACACGGCTCGGCGTGATCAAGGAGGGCACATGACACCGGAAGGCATCAATCTCACGCAGAACATCGTGATCGCGGATCGCGGCTTCATCTGGGTCGGCAAAACGCGGATCGAGGGCGACTGGCTGATCATCAACGGCGCCAAGCAGGTGCGCCGCTGGGGCACCACGAACGGTCTAGGTCAACTGGCCGCCTCTGGGCCGCTTCCGAATACCATTCTCGACGATGCCGGCACTGTGCGTGTGCCGCTGCGCGCCGTGATTGGCATCGTGGCCTGCGAGGCGTCGCGATGGACCGCGTAACCACTTTTGACGGCGACGGCGACGGCTCCGGCGACGGCGACGGCTACGGCGACGGCTCCGGCTCCGGCTCCGGCGACGGCTACGGCGACGGATACGGCAACGGATACGGCTACGGCGACGTCGACGGCGACGTCGACGGCGACGGCTCCGGCTCCGGCTACGGCTACGGCGACGGCGACGGCAACGGATACGGCGACGGATACGGCGACGGATACGGCAACGGATACCAGTAATTTCATCAGTTCACCGGCCGCCACCAACACGGCTCGGCGTGATCAAGGAGGGCACATGCTGAACATCGACGAGTCTTCGATCCGCGACACAGTCGCACAGAAGGTTGCCGACGACCTTGTCAACGACGAGCACCTGCTTGCCGAGGTATCCAAGAAGGTTCAGGCCCGGATCGACAATTTGTTTGCCGAGCGAGTTGATGTGCTGATCACGAAAGCCATCGACGACGCGGTGGTGAACGCTTTCGAACGCGAATACACAAAGGTCGACCAGTGGGGCCAGAAGGTCGGCCAAACGACGTCGGTCAAGAACCAGCTCGACAAGATCATCGGAGACTTCTGGTCCGCAAGGGTAAGCAGCACGTCCGGACAGCCAACGGAAAGATCGTACGATTCAGTATCGCGCGCTGAATTTATCATGCTGAAGGTGTGCGCTGCAGACTTCTCTAAAACGATGCAGGAGCACGCGATCAATATTGCTGGCCACCTAAAAGATGGGCTTCGCAATCAGATGGCTGCACACATGGACAACATTTTAAGCGACCTATTTCGCGTTAAAAGTCTTCAAGACCAAGGCAAAGTTGTGAAGCCATATTGAGGATGTGGAGGGCTCATCATGGGAATGGAACAGAGGCAAGCAGCCGCAGCGGTCAAGGCACCGGTCAGGGTTTCGGGCTTCACGCCGTCAACACCGCTCGATTGGTTCCTCGGCGCAGCGCACAAGATGAACGCCGAGGCCGAGCGCGACATTGCAGCCCGTGACCGCGAGACGCGCGAGCTTGTCACCCTGCTGCGCGACACCACCGACAGCCGCAGCGTCTATGACCGGTGCATCGCCATCGTGGGGGAGCGGTGATGTCGATCATCTATTGCCCCAAGTGCGACGACGCATTCGACAGCGACCACCACACCGAGCCGCTGTGCAGAAGGTGTATGAGTGGCATCGTCACAAGCTACATCTTCCCGCCGATTCCAGATCGGCGTTTCGACTGGCAGGCGGTGTTTGACGACTACGACGGCGCTCCTGATGCTGGCCCACAATTGATTGGGCATGGCCGTACCGAAGACGAAGCCATTCTTGATTTGACGAGGGCAATCTAATGGCCGCTCAATTCTCCAACGACATCGATTCCGATCTGCATTCCTGGCTTCAGGATGTCATTGAAACGTCGACCGAGCTGATGGGCCAGCTCAACGACTGCACCATCACCATCACCGACGACAATCTGGCAGACGCCAAGGCATTGCGGGTCAAGCTCGACGACTGCCTCGATGCTCTGACCACCATGCTCGGCTGGGCTCCTACTGCGCCGCTGATTGACGCGGCTGCATTCAAAGCCATGGCCTGACGAGATGAGGACATAGCGGACATGACCAAAGCCGAGTTCTATGTGGGCGACAGTCAGAAGCACATCGCGGTGGTTCGACAGTGCGGGGCTGTCCCGCGCAAGGGCGAATACGTCAGCATTCGCAAGAAAACTTACGAGGTAACGGGCGTCACGTGGGCCGTCGATAGCGCCGACGAGTTTGACGCCAAGTTGCGCGCGAATGTCGTCTTGCGGCCAATCGAGTGACTTCCGCTTCTCAGTAATCACGAATGGACCACCGGGTAGCGCGTGCTGGGCGCGTGTACGGAGTTGCGGGGCCCGGCCCGGTGGTTCTCCTAATGACGGCAGTTTCAACGAGTAGAGGTGTCTTGCCATGAAGCGTGTTGATTGGGTTCGTCGCGACCGAGGTGTGGCCGATGAAATCGCAGGGAGAAAGGCATTTCACGACGGGTGCCGTTTCCGTGTCGGAGCGCCGACAAGCTGGAAGCGAGGCTTCATGGAGGCCCGTTCGCTGGCTTCGCGTGATGCTCAGCGGGGCCGCCTTGGCGACGCTTCTAATCGTGGTGATCGACGCGGTTCCGGTGACGCCTCCGGCAGCTGATCGCGTCCATCCGTTCGAGTGTCAATTCGTGGAGTGCTGACGATGGGTAATCTCGCGATATTCGGAGCAATCATCTGCCTCGTCGGCGTGATGCTGATCCTGGCCGAGCCGCTGGTTGATTGGATGGTGGGGAGATGACCGAAGACGACATTGCCCCGCCGCCTGACGACGCAATGACCATCACCAGAGCACCAACAGGGCACGGATGGTCGATTGCTTTCGATGGGGAGCAGCAAGCGCATTTCTCGACGGCGGCGGACCTGTCGTCATGGATCAAAACGGTTTTGACGCCGCTGGACATCGAGGCCGGAGTCGTCGTCAGGCCGGAGCTTCGGGCGCCGGACAACGAGCCGTTGCCGAGCATTCTACATGACGAGCCGGCACGGATGGTGGAACGCAAGCCAGGTCGGGTTTGGCGGATTTTCAGAGGTGGACACGGATGAGCGAAGCTCTAGCCAAGGTTGATGCAGCGCCGGCACCAGTTCAAGCAGGCGAAGCGGCTGCGATCATCAGCATGATCGAGCGTGCGGCGCGTGATCCAAACGTCGACATCGACAAGATGGAGCGCCTGTTCCAGATGCACGAACGTGTGCAGAAGGATCGCGCAAAGACGGAGTATCTTGCCGCCCACGCCGCGATGCAACCGGAGCTTCCGGTCATCGATCGCAACGGAAAGATCGATCGTATGGCGCGCGACAGCAGCGGAACTCGCCAGGCCGCAAAGGCAACCAAATACGCCCTATGGGAGGATGTTGTCGAGGCGATAAACCCAATACTTGCCAAACACGGTTTCTCGCTTTCGTTTCGCATCAAGCAGGAACAGCGCGTCGAGGTGACGGCGGTTCTCGGCCATCGCGGCGGACACTGCGAAGAAACATCAATGTCGCTTGGCATCGATGACAGCGGCGCGAAGAACAACATTCAAGGCTGGGGGTCTAGCGTCAGCTACGGCAAGCGCTACACGGCACTTGCTCTTCTTAATATCGTGTCACGTGGGGAAGACGATGACGGCGCGGCATCAAGCGAAAAGCCGCAGAACTACGCGAGCCTAGATGAAATCGGCAAGCTCATCGCCGACACAGACTCGGACAAGACGTGGTTCCTAGAGCGCTACAGCGTCGAAACGCTCGACGACCTGACCGGAAAGCAGCGCAACGAGATCAAGGCCAAGCTGTCGGCCAAGCTCGCACACATGAGGAAGCAGGCCAATGCGAGTGGTTGATGTCGAGCAAGGGACAGACGAGTGGCGCATGGCCCGCCTCGGCAAGGTCGGCGCTTCGATGGTGGCAGATGCCACGGCGCGCGACCGCACGGGCAAGCAATGGGGCATCACGCGCCAGCGGTTGCTTGCCCGCCTCGCAGCTGAGCGGATGACGGGGCAGCTGTCTGAGACCTACACCAGCGCTTCCATGGAGCGAGGGAACGAGGTGGAGCCGGAGGCGAGGGAATTCTACGCCTTCGTGCACGGACGCGACGTGCAGCGCGTCGGGCTTGTTCTGCACCCGCACCTTGATATGGCGTGCGCGTCACCGGATGCGCTCGTGAACGCTGACGGGCTGGCGCAATTCAAGTGCCCTGACCAGCATACGCATATGTCCACGCTGCTCGGCTCATCCATCGACGGCGGCTACATCAAGCAGATGCAGTGGGAGATGGCGTGCACCGGCCGTGCTTGGTGCGACTTCGTTTCATACGATCCGCGCTGGCCGGACGAGATGCGCCTTCACGTGCGCCGCGTCGAGCGCGATCCGGTGATGATCGCCGAACTCGAGAAGCAGGTGTCTGAATTCCTCGGCGAGGTATCGGCCACGGTAGACCGGCTAGTGAGGCTCTACCGCACTCCGATGGCAGCGGAGTAGCGCCATGACCATCTGGCAGCGCTACCAATGCCAAGCGATGCGCAACCTCGTGCTGCAAGGGGAGTTCGGATGGGAGGACGCCTGCGCCAAGCTTCGCATTCACCCGCGTGACCACCAAGCGGCACGGATCATTCTTTTAGGACTAGGAGGACGCAATGAAACTCGAAGGCATGACGGCCAAGGATCTGAGACTCCTACGGGAGAGGATCGACGCGGTGATCGTCAGGAAGCAGCAGGAGGCTAAGGCGGCGCTCCGGCAGCAGTTCGCCGAGATGGCGTTTCAGGCCGACATCGACATCAAGGAATTGTTCGGCACGCGCAAGACGACGGGCAGGCCGAGCGCGAAGTGGCGCGATCCAAAGACTGGAGTTCTCTGGTCTGGCCGTGGTCGCAGGCCGGACAACTACGATCACGCCAGAGCAGAGATGATCGGATGAGCATCAGCGAGCGAGCCAGAGCAAAAGCTCCGATGTGCGAGCACTGCCCGGCACGGACGGACAGGAGCCTGCCGCAGCACAGGCGGCTGTTCGGGCTGGTCCGGGCGGCTTTCACTCACTGGCCAGAGAGCCACGAGTTCCAGCCGGAGAATGAAGAGCATCTTCGCAAGTGGCTGCTCTGCAAAGCAGGCCACCACACGGTCAAAACGCTGACGCTTGCCGACCTGACATCGACCGAGGCTGTGGTTCTGCTGGAAAGCGCTTTCCATGCAGCAGGTGCGTATTCGTTCGTGAAGGCAACGGCAGGGCGCGTCCACATCTTCACGCCCAAGTCGATCGCGTTCGACAAGCTGGATCACAAGGCGGCGTGCAAGCTGTTTGACGAAATCGGCGCTGTGGTTGAGGTCGAGATGGGCATCAAGGCCGACGACCTGCTGAAGCAGACGGAGGAAGCGGCATGAACCGCAACAGCGCAAAGGCTCGCCGCATCTGCGTTGACACGCATGCCTGGTTCAACCTGCTCGGCAGGAAGTGCCTCACCTGTCACGTGTGCAGTGGAACGATTGATCTGGTCGCCACGAAGCCGAGCGATTGGCGCGCGGATCACATCAAGCGCCACGCGGAAGGCGGCAAGGAAGTGCCAGAGAACCTTTGGCCGATCTGCATCGACTGCGATGCAGGCGAGGACGGGAAGGCCGCCGAGGACTCGCGCACCGTGGCCCATGGAAAGCGGATGGGCAACCGCCACGACGGCGTGGAGATCCGGCGAGGGTTTCCAAAGCGCCCGAAGGATCAGCAATGGGGGCGCCGATGATCCTCCCCGCGTGGGTGCTGTCTCTGCTCGTGGGGATCGGAATAGGCATCCACATAGGACGGGTGCTTTGTCACTCTGAGATGAAGAAGCTGAAGCGGCGGATTGAGGAACTGGAGGGCGGGGAATGACTGACATACCGGACGACGTGCGCGAGATCCGGAAGGGCGACCGCATCTCCGAGGCACATGCCGCGTTCCGCGCGCGCATCCTGGCCAAGACCGGGCAGGGCGACGCCCCGCCCAAACAAACGAGCCGCTGGGGCTCGAGGAAGCTGCAATCGAGGCCGATGCGATCGGTCAAGCGAAAGGACGGCCGCCATGCGTGAAAGCCGAGTGCTGATCGAATACCGTGGGCCCGACAAGCCGGCGCTGGATGGCCCGGACATCGCCAAGCTCGCGCCGCTGTCGCTGCAGGACATGCTCGATGCCGTGCGGCAGGTAGAACGCGACAACGCCCCGCGCAACGATGACGGGTCGCGCACCTTCCAAGTCGTGCCCGACGACCGGCTGACGGCGGCGGTCTATGCGTGGCTGCACTACTGCGCTCCTGGGCACCACGACGAGGGCGACCACGACGACGCGATCGTGCACCTTACCATCGACGGGGTCACGCACGGGCTCGTGAAGTGGGCACGGAGGACGGGGAGATGACCAAGATCGAGTGGACCGAGAAGAGCTGGAACCCGATCGTAGGCTGCTCGATCGTCTCCCCGGGCTGCACCAACTGCTACGCCATGAAGATGGCGGCGCGGCTTGAGGCGATGGCGGGCGATGGGCTTGACGACAACGGCTATGCGGTGCGTGGCACGCATCCGCTCGATCATTATCGCGGCACCACCAAGCGGAGCAATGCAGGCCCGGTATGGACCGGCAAGGTCGCGCTTGCACCAGATCGCGCGCTCACCGAGCCGCTGCGCCGCAAGAAGCCGACGACGTGGTTCGTCAACTCGATGGGCGATCTGTTCCACGAGGACGTGCCGGACGAATGGATCGACCGCGTGTTCGCGGTCATGGCGCTCACGCCGCAGCATACCTATCAGGTGCTGACGAAGCGGTCGGGGCGGATGCTGGCGTACGTGAGCACGAGCAGCCGCGCTGGTGCTATCAGCGAAGCTCACGCGACATTTGGGATACCATTTTTCGACTGGCCCCTGCCCAACGTGTGGCTCGGCGTCTCGACCGAGCGCCAGCAGGAAGCCGACGAGCGCATTCCTGATCTGCTCGCCACTCCCGCCGCTGTCCGCTTTGTCAGCGCCGAACCGCTGCTCGGGCCGATCGATTTTACATTCGTCGGTAACGCCAAAGGTCCGAGCAAAGAGCCTGATGACAGCCTACATAGATTCGACGCGATGACGGGACGCGCGCTGCCGTGGGCCGGTGTGTTCGGTGGGCTAGGCGTGTGGTCGACCAACAAAGCGTTGCCATGCTCGAAGTTGAATTGGGTGATTGTCGGCGGAGAGAGCGGACCGGGCGCGCGCCCCATGCATCCGGACTGGGCCAGATCGATCCGCGACCAGTGCGCTGCAGCCGGCGCGCCGATGTTCTTTAAGCAATGGGGGGCGTGGGAGATCGCCAGCGACCAGAACGGTCTCCGCAACGGTTATGCCGGACACCGTATGCCGGACACCGGCGAGAAATTCACGTGGCTCGGATACGACGGTCGCACGGCGAACCCATCGTCCCACGATGTCGGCGAGCCAGCCTACGCGATGGCGAAGGTGGGAAAGACCGCTGCCGGTCGCCTGCTCGATGGCGTCGAGCACAACGGTTTCCCGGCGGGGTAATGACATGCAGATGATGCGGGCGCGCTGCACGGCTCCCTCTAAGTCTTGGCGATGCGCTGCACGCGAGCGCGACGCACCACGATTGTTCCGTCCCCGGTCGGCTTGATCTCAATGTGTCCAGGCTCGTTTCCGATCAGGTTGCCGACCGCATCGCACTCAATGCCAACCTCCATATTGGCTAAGGCGATCCATAGGGCCGCTCGCAAAATCTCGTATTCGCGGACCAGCCGCGATAGGTCGTGGTGGGCATCGGTAAACCGCTGTCGAATGACATAGGGGTCCGCAATCACTGTCATCGCTTCCGGGCTCATGACTTCTCCTATTGTGCCTTAAAATCGCAGTCACCATCCGGCTCGTGCCGGTCATATCGGGAGTTGCACCGCGCGCAGATGGCAGCCGGATTTTGTTCTGCATCCATGAACTCGATCAGCGTCACCAACTCGTCGCGCACATCCCAGAACCACGTGCCGGGCTTCTTGTCGCTCCACGTCATGATGCTGGCCGACGCGCCGTCCTGGGACTGGCCTAGCCGCATACTGACTGCGGCACGCAACTCAAGCTGCGATCTGATCCAAGCCTCGAATGTCATCGCCAGATCCCTCCCTCTCCGTTTTAGCGGCCGACGAACCGGCCATCGCAGAACTCGTCGAGCGGACGAACCCACATCTGGTCGCCATGCCCGTAAACCACTGCCGGCGTCATGGTCGCTTCGATCGTCGCCGTGCACAGCACGATGTAGTCGCGGCCGGTCTTGACGTGCCGCACCTCCATGCCACCGTAAGGCTGTCGGTCTGCAATGGCCTTGTTCGTGTCGGCGATGACGGCAGCGTCTAGCTGCTGCGGGCTCATGTCTGTGACGCGCATCTCAGTGTCCGGCATTGCGCAACCTCTCCAGTGCCTCGATCATGCAGAAGTCGATGCTGTTGCCTTCCGCCTTTGCGAGCGTCTTGCCGTCGATCTGGGCCTCTTGGATGAGACACCCGAACAGCGGTTCTCCCGGCCTGGATTGTCCCTTGCCGACCAGCCACCAGTGCCCGGTGTCGTCCAACGCTTCGATCAGTCGTGCGGTATCTGTCGTGCTCATCGTGGTCTCCAATCCCGTCTTCAAAGGTCTCGCGCCACTCGCCGGAGTAGCGCCGCCAAGTCTTGAGCATCATCGGCGTCGAG